ATTATTATTCTAAAATAATATTTTATATACAATGACTCGAAATCGAAATCGATTTACCTCAAAAAGTTCAAATGAAGGAGCTGCTATACAAGTTAAAGAAAAAATAGTGAAACGTAGAAAAAAAGATACAAGAGTAGCTAGAGCAGCACTTAAAAACGTAGTCAATGCTAAAAACATCCAAGAGTTTGTCGTAAAAAATAAAAATGCAATAAGAAATCTTCCGGAAGAAATTGTTTTCCGTATATTGGAATACACTGGTACAATTCATTCAAATGACGGATATAAAGTATTTAAACTCGGATTCAATGAAAACGAACCGATTACGAGTGAACGTAGAAAAAGACTTGTTATATATCGTTTGATGACATGCTCATCACAGGACTATATCAACTGTATAAAATATCTTAACAATAAAAAGGAGATTTTTACAAATACGAAGGAAAGTCGTCATGGTACTATGATTCGTTATAATTTGAAGGTTTCATTGGAATGGTTTGAGAAAGCGGCAGACGAAGACCATGGGTGGACGATAGACTGGGAAGTAAAATGGGGTAGAGGTATTAGTGAGAATTCACTTATCTCTTGTATTCGTCGAGAACCAGCATACATATTTACTGAGGAAATCTTGAAAAATCTATAAAAATGGTGGTCATTTATTATACAGTAATTTCCATAAAAAGTATTCTATCGACAAGATTTTCTCGTTTTATTTTTCTTAGACCTACATCTACCTCTGTTATGGAAAGATTGTTTTACTCCTATAGTATTTGTATTTTTACATCCCGGATTAATTTCAATGTTTTTTTATCTGGTATTTTGTTTGAAGTTTGTTCTTTTTCAACCCTGAAGATGTTCTTTTAGATATTTATTATCGCAGACATTTTTGCGTTTATTCTTATATTTATCAATCGGCCGTAATCGTAATATTCACATATATATCGCCTTTTTCTGAAACACAATATATATCGTCTTCATTCATTCGAGAGATTCCGCGTTCTTTCAATAAAATCGTCTGATTTTCCGTTAAATTTAATAATCCTTTATTTAACGTAATTATTTCTGACCCTAAAATAATATCGATTTGTGGTAGTAGCCAAATATCCATTAATTTATACTTTAAATTGACGTGAATATCATTCTTCTCGTCAATTCGTATATTTTCCGGTAAAATCGGATAACACTCTACTAATAATTCTGTCCCAGATAAATCATATAATAACTCGTCGTGCCATAGGGGTATCAATAATGCCTGTCCGCATTCCGTTAGCCGATAGAGATTGTTCTGGAAAAGATCGTCTAATAACGGATGAAGAATTATATGGTTATATTTGGTTCCAGTTGAGGTTGTTTCGTTGGATTCTTTTGATTTTTTAGACTTTTCCATTTTTTGTAAACGTTCATCTATTGTTTTAGAGAGATTCTGAATATTGTATTTCTCGAATATTTCTCCATATTTCTCGAAAAAATCGCGGATAGAGCCGAGTAATCCCTTATCAATATGTTGAATAATAGTACGTATTTTTGAAATATCGATCGTACGAATTGCAGAAATAATCTTTGGAATCAATACTATTAATATTTTCTTTACAATATAGAATTCGTCTTCTAATACACTATCTAAAAACATACGTAACATGGTCTCATAGTCGCCGTATGACTCATGAGTATATTCTATATTGGACTCTTTCATTAAAAAATCATACGCAGATTGAACTTTATGAAACTCTTCCGCGGTATTATTTGAGAGATTTTTATCTGGATGATATTTTAATGCTAAAACACGATATTGTTTCTTTATTGTTTTTTCGGTTGGAGAAATCTCTTGAATTTCTAAAATGTTTAATGCAATATCACGATTCATGAATGTATTATATTTATAATATAATAAATAATACTTTCTAAATGATAAATTGGACGATAATTATTATTATAATATTTTAAAGTAGTATATGATTTATGTAGAATATCTGAAATATCTGTTTTTGATAACTTATCACTATTTATAAAATAGGATAATATATACCATAAACATTCAGTTGCATCTAAATTATATACTAGAATATCATATAATACATCTCGTATTTGAATAAAGTTTAATTCGCTATAATTATCGATTCCCTTTATAATTTGATTACATACTATATTAAATATATCATCAGGTAAAGAATCTATTGATTTTATGAGAGAAAATGAATATATCTCTTTTAAATTAATTATATTCTCCAGTTCAATACTATCTATTATAGTAGAATCCTTGTTTGTTTTATCTATTATCATCTGAGAATATATCTCTTTTGACGGACGTTTTATTCGAATAATATTACAAACGTTTAAAATATTTGAAGGTATAAAACTTACATGCTCAGTTAATAAAATGAACTTTATTTGTATATTTGTTATTTTTGTATTAAAATGTTGGATATAACTATAAAAAATATTGAGTAACTCGCTATGTATTTTATGAAAGTTTTTACATACTATGATTCCAGTTTTAATTGATTTTACAGATATAATATCTATTATTTGAAAATAAATCTCATGCCACAAAATTTTTGAGTTACATCCTAAAAAACCCATATCTATCTCAAAATGAATGTCGCTCATGCAATATTTATATTCCTGTTTATCCGTTTTCACTTTAATTTTTTTCTCATATTTTAATTCACTCGGACTAAAACGTTTTAATAAATTTAGTATTTGTGAATATTTACCTATACCAGGTGAACCATATACTATTAAATTGTTAAAATCATTTATAGAATTTATGTTATATTCCAACTCTGGGTGTATATTGTATTCATTCATCGATTTTAAATAATCTTCAAAATGTGTTTCATAAAATTTCATATATTATTTATGAAACTATGAGTTATTATTTATGTATATTTAACGTTTATTAATATACATAACTCTATTTTGTAGATTGATATACAATTCCCTTATATTTAAATATATTAAAAAATGTAGAAGCATAAACCATTTCATATGAAGATAATCCAAGTATTAAAAGTGATAATACAATTGATGAAATATTTATAATTGTAACTCGAGTTTCATATGATGTATATAACATAAATACCATTAAAGTTAAAAATCCTATCGCTATAGTAGATGTTATAAATAACGCAATATAAATATGAAATGTAATTGAATTGTCCTTTGTGAGAGAAATATTATTCGCATTATTCTCAGAAATTTGACTTCTTCCATAATTAAACACTACAATGAATAATGTAAGAGATATTATCTTAAATATTACTCCTATACATAGAACGATTAAAAATGTATTTCTAAAAAACACACTTGTACTAGTAAGTCGCGTTATCATATTTGCTTCTGTTAAAATAGATGTTGTAGCTAAAACATCTCTTATTATAATTGTAGTACTAAATACAAGTACTATTAATAAAGTAATTGACATCGTAAATTGAAGGTTTACATTAAATATATTTAAAAATGATATCATAATTAATAACATTGCTATTATATATCGAATGATGCCTCCCATTAATTCTGATGTTAATTGATTCGATGGCGATGGCATATTATGTATATATTAGAATTTTATTTTTTTTACTGTTATTACGTATTAGATATTATGTTATAAACTTATATATTATTTTGATCAATTTATTATTAAACGCAAAATAATCGAACTAATTATTATTTTAACTCTAGTTTATACGTTTTATTCAACCATTCGACCAGAGTTTCCTTTTCGCAAAATGTAAATGAACCTTTGAACTTTTTTATATTATAAAATTCAGGTTTCTTCATAGTTGGAGTCTTATAGTATACATATGCCCCGAATTTACCTTTCCTTATTGACAGATTCGTTGATAATTCTCTCAGAATAGTTGAAGAAGAGGATGAAGATTTTGTATTACAATCATTTTCTATCACTTCTATAATATCTGAAATAGATAGATTATCTGCGGATTTTTTCGTAGTTTTAAGTATTTGTTCTATAGATTTTTTTTGAACTTCTCCTTCTGTATTGTGCCATTCGATATAATATCCGAATCTTCCGGATTTTAATATAATATCCATGTTTTCATGTTTTCCTAGATTTCGGTCTTTTACCTCGATTAATTCTTCTAAAGTATATTTACCGTCTTTTAAATCTTCAATATCTATCTTTAATTCTCGCTTTACTGAAATATATGTTATATCAGTTTTTTTCGTATTTTTTATTACTGGACCATTCTTTCCAAATATTAATATATGGTTTTCGTCGATCCTATATTCCTTTTTTTGAATATTTAAAGAAGAAAGGAGAGAATCGATTCCGTCTATACAATTTCTACATGTTTCATACCATGGGTCGCGGTTACATGTCGCAATTTCGTCTAATTCTATTTCCAATTTTTTCGTATAATCATATGAAAATAAATCGCCGAAATGTTCTACTAAGAATTCACATACTATAATACCTATATTTTGGATCACTAGCTTATTCTTCTCATTCCCAAATATCTTCTCTGATTCCTCTATTTCTAATTTATCCCCTCGTAACTTAAATTCAGTAATAGAATAGTTTCGACCTTCTATATCCATCTTCTTTACATATCCTCTATCTTGTATCGTATCTATTATCGATGCAAAAGTGGATGGTCTACCTATCCCCTTATCCTCCAATTCCTTGATTAAGGTAGCTTCCGTAAAATGTCGGTCGATATTCTTTACGGATACTTTCGATTGAATATAATTATAAGTGAATTTCTGCGTTTTTTCTAATGTCTGTAAATAGAATACGAGAGATTCTTCTGTTTTCGAATCTCTATCATTTTTTACCGTTTTCCATCCTAGAAATCGTGGTATCTCAATGTTATGTTTATATGAGTACTCTCTCGGTGCTGTTATTAGTATGGGTCTTGATATATATTCATAATCTGACATACAGGACTCTAGCGTATTTTGCCATATCAATTTATATACCTGATTTAATTTTGGATTATCTGTATCTACCGTTCTCACTTCAATATGAGTGACCCTTACCGCTTCATGCGGATTTATCGTATCTGTATTCTGGATTTTCGAGAGATTTCCTAGATATTTATCTGTATATGTCGTATTTATATAATCTCTCGCCTCCAGTAGAAATGTTTCGGAATATTTCGTAGAATCCGTACGCATATATGTAATATGGCCATCTTGGTATAACTGTTGGCATAATGTCATAGAGTCTTTTGGCGAATAATGTAGCTGACTCGATATCTTCTGTAATAAATGGGAAGTATTAAACGGTTTGGGAGGGGATGTTATTTTTGCCTGGGGCGGTTCTACTTTTAATTTATATTCAAAATCTATGGATTCCGAGAGAAATTTTTCGATTTCCTCCTTTCTCTCAAAGTCTTTATTTAATTCGAATAAAATTCCTTCGTTAATCGAAAAAAAAGAAGCCGCAGTTTTATATATTTGTATCTGCTCTCTATTCTTACATTCGACGTCTTTATCATATACAAGACGCAATGCGGGAGTTTGACATCTACCTGCAGAGAGAGCATTCTTATTATTATAATATACGTATTTCCATAAAATGGGGGAAATCTTATATCCTACAATCATATCTAACACTTGTCTACAATTCTGAGCCTGTATCAGAGGCATATTTAACGTAGTTGGGTTTTGGACGGCGAATGATATGGCTGATTTCGTAATCTCTCGAAATATAATACGTTTTGTATGCGCGATATCGAGGTCAAATAATACGCATAAATGCCATCCAATGGCTTCTCCCTCTCTATCATCGTCGGTAGCAATCAATATATTTTGTTTTGGAAATTGAGAGATTATCTTTTTCATCGATTCTATATGAGGTCTTTTCTCTTCAATTAGAGAGAACTCGGTTTCGAAATTTGCGTTTATATCAATCGATTTTAAATTATCAATTGTTCGAATATGACCTTTTGATGCAATACATTGATAATCCGAACCTAAAAAAGATTCTATTTTAGAACACTTGGATGGCGATTCTACGATCACTAACCATTTTGCAGTTGTATTTAACTTGGTAGATTTATTACTACTTTGATATTTCTTGTACGCATTCTTTTTATTATACATATAATATATTCATATCATAATATGTTTATTCTCTTTACATTCTAATTATCATATCATATATTAAGTATAAATCTATGAATAAAATATAAATACATAAATACTATTCTATTAATATATAGATAAATCCTAAATATTAATATTCGAGAGAAACCACATGAATTATAAAATATTTATTCGAGATAAATGTTACGCAGATTATTCTATCGTAAATACCGAGACAAACGAATTAGCCGATATATCCCAGTTTCAAACCCTATCTCCATTAAAGGAAAAGATGTTCTCGAACGATGTATTTTCATTTAATATCCGATCATCCGAGCCATCATTTAAACTGGTTTATTCGCATGTAAGGTCGGGGGTTTCACTCGCGGGGATATTAGTCTTGGAAAATAATAAAACTTTTGGACGTACCGAAAATAAAAAACGGAATTTATATAAATGTATTCCCGATGATAAACACCTACCTATATTCTTAGTCCCATATCAATCCGAAATCGGGTTTTCTAAAATATTCGTCAATAAATATGTCGTATTTAAATACGAATCTTGGAAAAATACGCACCCACAAGGAATCCTAGTAGAAACGTTAGGAAATGTCAATGAACCGAATGTCTTTTTCGAATATCAACTCTATTGTAAAAGTCTACATATTTCACTAACTCAATTTACAAATAAAACGCGAAATAAATTATTAACTATCTCACATAATGAATATATCGAGAGAATTCTTAAAAATCCCGATTTCTCAATTGAAGATAGACGACGGGATCATACCGTATTTACTATAGACCCACACTCATCCGTCGATTTTGACGATGGGTTCAGTATTAGCGAATCTACCGATGGTATTATTAAAATTAGCATCTATATTGCAAACGTATTCTTTTGGCTAGAAACACTCGAACTATGGAAATCGTTCAGCTCTCGTGTATCTACTATCTATCTTCCGGATAGAAAACGGCCAATGCTTCCGACTATACTATCCGACCAACTATGTTCTTTACAAGAAGGAGAGTCCAGATTTACGTTCGTTATGGATATGTTTTGGAAACCCGAAGACGACCGTAATAAGAAACCCGTTTTATTGAATACAATATTTCGACACGCGATAATTCAAGTATCTAAGAATTACCGTTATGAAGAACCCGACTTATTATATTCATCAACGGATTATGAGAGATTGTTTAAGATTACATCGAAATTAGATAAACATGTTACTGATAGTCACGATTTAGTCACCTATTGGATGACATTCATGAATAAAATGTGCGGGGAAAAAATGGCGGAACAAAAAATCGGCATATTTCGGTCGGTCGTATATAAAAATCTTCTTATCTATGAATCCATCGACCAAGATATATCATTTAATACTCTTTCGACGGATTCAAAACGTGTCATACAAACGTGGAATAATACTGCGGGACAATATGTAGTCTATGATTCTAATACATCGAGAGAACACGAATTCTTAAATACAAAATCCTACGTACATATTACGAGTCCTATTCGAAGACTGGTCGATTTACTTAATATGATGTGGTTTTCGAGAGAATTGGGTCTTTTAAAACGGATTAGTAATGAAGCTCAAGAATTCTTTTCAAATTGGATGTC